TCTTTAGAATGAAGTTCATCAATTCTAACTACATCATGTTCTTTAAATCTTTGTTCGTATGTATCTTCGTATTGGTCAAATATAGAGCAACTAGAAAGTAAAAGAACCGATAGGAATTGTAATTTCTGTGACTGTGCCATCTGCTTCTGTTATTTTAAGTGTTAAATATGAACCATCAGATGAGTATTCTATTGTATTACCCTCTAATGATATAGTGCCACTGTCTTGTGGCGTTTCACCAAATAAATTAGCGATAAGCTGTCTGCTTAATTCTGCATATACCCTGCTTTCAAAGTTTCTAATAAATCTTTGTACTGTTGAGTTCTCTTTATCTCTTTCTGCTTCTTCAATAGCAGCTTTGATTTCATCTTTAATTACTTTTCTACGGTTAAACTCTTGATTCTCAATCGTAAGATAATGACTTGAAGTGTTCACACCATTGAATGAAGGTGATTTGAACTTATGTACTATTTGGTCTGCTTTTATATTTTGAACAAATATACCAATAAAAAGAATTGCACCAATCAAAAGAACACCAACTAAAACTTTATAGTTTTCTGCTGCTTGTTTTTCTCTAAGCAAATCAGCTTTACTTGGTCTGCCTACTTTTCTTTTAATCTTTCCTTTGGTCATCTCTATCCGCCTTTGCTAACCTATCGGTATGCATAAGTTGTGGTACACCTAGTATAGTCTTCAAAAGAGTGTCTTGTCTAATAATCTCATTGTCTACAGAACGCACTCTATCAATTAACGCTACTAATATTCCATGTTGTGAATCTAGTTTTTGACCTAATCTTTGTTCTATTTCAGATATTTGTGCTGATACTTTTTCATCAAGAACATCTACTTTGGTTTCCATACCATCAATTATCTTATTAATTAGTTTCCATATAAATAGACCAAGACCTAAAGCTGCTGCTATTGGAAAACCAACTTCATTAATTAATTGAACTACAGCATCCATTAGCTAGGTTTAGTTGGAAATTGCCAAGCCATAATTGAACCATCGTAAGGGTGACTCGCATCATCACTTACATAGTTTGCATGACTTCTTAAATTATTTGGTATATCTCTTAATTGTTGTCTATACGTTGCCCATTCTGTTTTTTTACTATCTGTGAGTGGACTATCAGACATTTGTGTCCAGTCAGAATCTTTTAATCTAGCATTGCGTTTAGCTATTACATCTTTCCAATATATATTCATTATTTATTTAATCCATAAACTGTAATTGCACCATGGTCAAAAGATGAAGTACCACCAGTGTTACTACCACTAACATCATCTGTAGCACCGAAACACCAAACTGTGACAGTTGTATTACCTGCTAATGTTACTTTTGCATTCACACCTCTGTTGCCTAAAGCATAACTACTTGATGCACTGAATTTTTCAGATGCTAAATAATCACTTGCACTTGTACTTGTATAAGCTGAAGTATTAGAGGTTGCTCTGACTGACATCACAAATAATGTTTCTGTAGCACTGCTACTACTGCCTTCATAATCTACCTCACCATGTATTATAAATGTTCTGTTACCACTATATGCATGAGTAGTAAACTGATGACTGAACAGTGGTACATCTCCTGTTACTGTTGTTACAGATGATGAACCTAAAACATCACCAACAGCATAATTACCACTACTGGCAATACTTGCAATATGATATGGCTCTGCTGTTGTATATCCTGTTCTATAAAACTCATTAAACTCTGTTACATCACCTGATTCACCTGCTGTTCCTTCAATAATACCAATACTTCCTGTGACACCTTTTCCTGCTATATCTATACTACTAGCACTAAGTCTGTCTACATTTAGATTACCTGCTGTTATGTTACCTGCATTTAAATTAGTAATGCTTACGTTACTAGCATCTATACTTCCTGCTGTTATTGTTCCTAAGTTAGCTGATATTGCACCTAGATTTGTAACATTCATCTCTGTTGCAGTTATAGAATTAGCAGCTATCTGTGTAGCTGTAATAGTGTTAGCAGCAATTTGTGTTGCAGTTATAGTATTGGCTGCAATTTGACTAGCTGTTATTGTATTTGCTGTAATCTTAGCAGCTGTAACTGCATTAGCCTGTATTTTGTCTGTTGTGATTGCATCAGCAATAATTTTAATTGCTGTGACTGCGTTAGTAGCTATTTCTGTAGCTGTTATTGCTCCTGCATTAATCTTTCCAGTTGTAATAGCATTTGCGTTTATTTTTCCAGTTGTAATAGCGTTATCACTTATTTTTGTAGAGGTAATAGCATCATTAGCAAGTTGTGCAGTCTGAACTGCATTGTCTGCAAGTTTGGCATTAGTAACAGCATCTACACCTAACTTTGCTTCAACGATTGCACCAGCAGCAATTACATCACCTTGTATTGCATCTACTGCTATTTTTGCATTTGTTACTGCATCTGCTGCAAGTTTAACTGTAGTAACAATTCCATCAGTCAAATCATTAGCATCTATAACGCTAAAGCTACCAGTCACACTTCCAACAAAAGGTGAATGTACATCCGAATGATTTATAGACCTAACCCAAAAATAATACGTTGTACCTGCTGTTAAACCATCTTGTGTCCCAAACAGTGTTGTTGTTTTTTTACCATTCTGTCCATATAAGGTATCAACTAAATATGTATCATCTGTGGGTGTGACATTTGAGGTTCTTCTGTATATTTTAGTTGCCTTGAGGTCGGCACTAGTAGAATTTATCCATGAAACTAAGATATTAAAAGTTTCTCCTGTTGATGCTGTAAGACTGGTAGGTGCATTAGGTGCATCGCTTGGTGGTGTAATAGTAATATTAACTGCATTTGTATATAAACTAGCTACACCATTAACATCTATATGTCTTATTTTTATATTGTAAGTTTTATCAACTACCACGTTTGGTATAAGTGCTACAGCGGTAGCTTTTCCAACAGTAAAGTCAGACGTATACCCACTATCTGTACTTAGTTTATACGCCACCTCTGTAAGTGTGACCTTGTCACTAGAGTTGTTTGTCCATGTAACTTTTATATCTACTTTTGTTGTTACACCATCTTTGTTTGTTTGTTGTGCTAATGTAAGATTTGTAGGTGCTGTAACAGAATAATCACCAGTACTAACATCAGAGCCTTCTGATTGACCAGTCGTATAATCATTTACAGCAAAATCAAACACACTAGATTGGATTTCTTTTAATTCAAGTCTTGTTGCCATCACTGGTACATCACCACTATCTACTACTTCCATGTTTGTTGAAATCACTTCAAAAACTTTTTGTATGTAATCTAATCTTTCATTTGTAATGTACACCCAATCATTAGGTTGTAATCGCATATATTTTAAAGTTACTAAACATGATAATGATGTTGTTTCTCTTTGGCTTTTTAGTGCAATTCTACCTAATCTTTGTGCCATAGTATTTGTTACTGTAAATGGCAACTGTACTTCCATTTGTTTTACATAATTAGCTGTTGATTCACCACTTGGTGTATCATTACTAAGCATTGTAGTGTCTTTGTATACAACTGCATCAGAAGCTGTGTAATTCTGTGTTGAATCTACATACAAAGGTTTTACACTGTTATATAAATTACCAGCATTGGGATTTGTCTGAACAGAAACTGGCTCTAATAAATCATCATCTACTATTGTTAAAGATGGTGTTTGTGTTGCACCAGCAAAAACATTAAATTTACCATTCACATAAGACATTTTTCCTGCCATTGCACTTAATAAACTTTCTATAACGCCATTACCATTTGCACTAAAGTTGGTAAATCCATTACATGTGTATCTTTTTTCTGTATTGCCATCAGTTATGTTTACTAACTGGTCACAAGTGTTTGCTGCACTTGCAAAACCACCTGCATTAGTCGTGTCATTGATTTCTGAACTTGTTGCTTTTATACCATATTCAGTATTAGTCAAATAATCTCTTATATGTAATGCTGGGTTTGTAGTAAATGCAGTACTATTTGTTCTTGGGTCAAAACATTTCTTACCTTTTACAAGAAATGATATTGCTGGTATACCACCACCAAATGCTTCAGCATCAAAAACCATCTGTATATATACGTATGCTACACCTTGAAATTTATCTGTGGTAGTAATAGAACCTAGTTGTGCATTTAAAAATCCATCAACGCTTGTTTGACTGCCATCTTTAAAAGTGTATCTTATTAATCTACCACTTGAAAAACTGTTATCATTAGAAGTGTTTGTATAGTCACTGTTGTTAACTGTATAAACTGTAGAGCCATTTATGGTACTTGTGGTTGTTCCTAAATCTTTATCATTTAATCTAACTGTTGTTAATTCTTCTATTTCATGTCCTGCAATAGCAACAACCATATGTAACAAATAATTATCAGTACCAGTAGTCTCCATATGCACGATAGTCCCACCAACACGACACTGTCCATATATAATTTGTCTTGGTGCTACAGCTTCTCTACTTGCAAACTTAGTTCCAAAATTACCTGTAGATGCTTCAATAC